CTAACACAGATCAGGCTTCATCTTAACAGTATCAGTCAAAAAGTACGCAGGACAACAGCAATTCTCTGTCGAACTCTTTGATCGTTCATCACCGTTATTCATTACTGAATTAATGAACAACATGGCTGCACAATACGCTGCCGCAACAGACAAGGCTGTTTACACAGCTATTGCTTCAGGTGCAACAGCAGATTCAACAACAATCGCATCATATCCAACAGCATCAGAATTGCTTGGTGTTGTATCACGCGGAGCGGCATCTGTTTACACAAACACACAAGGCTTTGCTCGCAATATCTTGATGAACACATCACAATGGGCTAACTTGATGACACTCAACGATAACGGCCGTCCAATCTACGCGGCGGCACAACCTCAGAACGCTGGCGGCGTTGTAGGACCAACTTCAATCCGCGGAAATGTCATGGGACTTGATCTCTATGTATCTGCAAATGTTGCAACTGCAAACGACACAGACAAAGATGACTCAATCCTTATCATCAATCCAACTGCTTATACATGGTATGAGTCACCTCAGTATCAGCTTCGCGCTGATGTTATTGCTTCAGGTGAAATCCTCGTAGCAATGTATGGCTATGGCGCTATTGCAACCAAAATTGGTGCAGGTGCATTCGGCGTAAACAAGACCTGATAAACACCCATTAAGTCGCTGGCTGGGTAGTGCCCTTCTGCCCAGCCAGTCTTTAGGAAGGATCACATGAGCGTAACAACAGTCGCAACTCTTAGAACTGCCCTTGGAGTAGGCACACTCTATACAGATGCCGTTTTACAATCAGTCTGCGATGCAGCAGATGATGTCATGTTGCCTTTCCTATTTACTAACGAGACTTACAATGTTGCGCACAGCAACACAACTACAGAGGGAACTCTCTATTTTAACCAGCGAGTAAATGACATATTTTATGTCGGTGAAACAGTAGTTGTAACTAAAAACGGCACACCTTTTAATGGTTCAAAAACAATTACAGCAGTCGATGTTCAATCAATTACTTACGCTGTAACAGGCAGTCCAGCCGAGCAGGGATACCATCCAGTAGTTCCTTTAGGCGTAGTTTCCGGCACAACCCAAACAGATTACACAACAATCGATGCTGTTAAGCAAGCATCTCTACAAATCTGCGAGGCTATCTGGCAAGCCCGTCAAGCACCAAGCGGTCAGGGCATGACAGTTGACGGCTTTGCTCCTAGCCCGTTCACAATGTCAGCCTCACTTTTAGCAAGAGTTCGCGGTTTGCTTGCGCCTTACCTATCGCCTTATGCGCAGATCGGCTAACCATGACAGCAGCGATCTCTACACTTCGCGCAACAATAGCGGCGGCATTAGTCGATAACTCACTCTGGTCAGTATTCTCATTCCCACCGGCAACTCCAATCGTAAACAGTATTGTGGTCAGCCCAGCTGATCCGTATGTAACGCCAAACAACAATAGTTACAACACCATTGCTCCGCTTGCTAATTTTAATATCAATATCTTTGTGCCTTTGCTAGACAACGAAGGCAACCTAAATGGAATTGAGGAGATGCTAGTTGCAGTCTTTAATAAACTAGCGGCTTCCTCTATCGTCTATAATGTGGGAGATGTGAGCGCACCTAGCGTTCTCAATGCTGCATCGGGCGATCTTTTAACCTGCTCTTTGCAGGTATCAGTCCTAACGAGTTGGAGTTAAACCATGTCCGAATGGGAAAAAGAGCAAGAAGCCTTCCTGATTAAGATCGGGCAGGTTGCACCAGCAGCACCAAAACCAGCAACTAAGAAAGATGAGGAATAAACCAAATGGCAGTATTTCTAAATAATGGAGTTCAGGTTACTGTTAATTCGGTTGCCCTCACAGATCATGTGACTTCAGTAACGCTTAACAGAACCTTTGATGAACTTGAAGTTACAGCGATGGGCGATAGCGGTCACAAGTTCGTTAAGGGCTTGGAAGCATCGTCTCTAACTATTGACTTCCTTAATGACACAGCCGCTGCAAATGTTCTAGCAACACTTCAGGCTGCATGGGGAACTTCAGTAACAGTAACTCTAAAGCAGACTTCAGCAGCTACATCTGCGACTAACCCTCTTTACACAATGACATGCTTGATTAACAATACAACCGACATCAACGGCGCAGTTGGCGATCTTGGCACACAGTCAGTAACTTGGACAGTCAACGGCACAGTTGTAATTACAACATCGTAATAACTAACTAAGGGGCAAAGCATGGCAAAACTAAAGGTAACAAGGGCAGACGGAAGCGTTAACGAGTACCAGATCACTCCGGCGATCGAGTACGCCTTCGAGCAGTATGCAAAGAAGGGCTTTCATAAAGCCTTTAGAGATGATGAAAAGCAGAGCGATGTTTATTGGCTTTGCTGGGAGTCTATTCGTCGGTCGGGTGAAACCGTTAAACCCTTCGGAGAGTCATTCCTCGAAACATTGGCGCGAGTCGAGGTTCTCGATGATGACCCTTTGGAGTAACGCGGGAGTCCTTCACCTATCTCGTAGCGAGACTATCGCTAGAGACTGGACTCTCGCCTCAGACTTTAATTGAACTAGATCACACAATGTTCAGGACTTTACTTCAAGCCCTGAAGGACAGAGCAAAGGAGCAAAGCGATGCCAGTCGAGTTAAAAGGCGCAGATAAACTTCGCAAAGCCCTTAAAGAGTTCGAACCTGATCTATCCAAGAAAACAACCAAAGAGATGTCAGCTGCGCTAAAGCCAATTACTAATCGTGCGCGTGGCTATATGCCGTCTGATACTGCGATGCTATCTGGCTGGACTTCTGCTAGTTCATCGAGCGAGACCACTAAGTATCGTGAGTTTCCTAAGTACGATCAAGCAGAAGCCAAGCGCGGAGTTAAGTACTCGACAAGACCGTCAAAGCCAAATAAGCGTGGCTTCGTATCTTTGGCTCGTATTGTCAACACTTCCGCCGGTGGAGCGATCTACGAAACAGCGGGGCGCTTGAACCCTAACGGTCAGCCTTCTCAGGCTTCAACTCGCGGTAAGTTCAGCGATTACATTGACACATCGAACAAGGTTAACAAGTCACTCAACCCTAACGCTGGCAAGCAGTTTATTAACAAAGCCAACGCAACTGGTGAACTGGTTAACGCTCGACCACGCCAACAGGGTCAAGCAGGTCGCGCCACTCGTAAGATGACAGGTAGAGCAATTTTCAGAGCCTTTGCAGAAGATCAAGGCAAAGTCACAGCAGCAATAGTAAAAGCCATTGGCAATTCTGCTATTGAGTTCAAAGCAAAGACTAAGGTGAAATAATGGCTGATCTAAAGATAGATATTGCAACGGTATTCTCTGGCAAGAAAGCCTTTAACGATGCAGCCAAGTCAACCATTGGACTTAATAACCAAGTCAAAACACTTGCTAAGTCCTACCTAGGATTATTCACTTTTCAGCGTTTGGCTCGCGCTCAATTTAACGCAGCAAAAGCCTTCGCCGCAGATGATAAAGCAGCAAAGGTTCTTAGCCGGTCTTTAGATAATCTAGGACTTGCCTACGCTGATCCAGCAGTCAAAGGTTTTATAGCCGATCTAGAGAAGCAGTTTGGAGTCCTAGACGATCAACTTCGACCAGCCTTCCAACGCTTACTAACTACTACTGGCGATGTTGCTAAGTCTCAGTCTTTACTGCGTACGGCACTCGATCTTGCAGCAGCAAGTGGTGAAAATGTTGTAACCGTAGCCGGGGATCTTTCAAAAGGTTATGTAGGACAAACTCGCGCACTTGCTAAATATGGTTTGGGATTAACTCAGGCTGAACTAAAAGCCATGAAGTTTGAAGATGTTCAAAAGCGGATCGACTCTTTATTTGGTGGTCAAGCTGCGGTTGCAGTTGATACATATTCAGGAAAGTTTGATCGCTTAAATGTAGCTATTGCTAATGCAAACGAGACTTTAGGTAAAGGCTTCTTAGATAGCCTTACAGCTATTGGCGGCGGCGGCACTCAGGGCTTTGATAACACTTTAAACTTTATAGATAGCCTTGCCAAAAAAGCCGCTACATTCCAAACAAACTTCGGAGTCGGCATCGGTCAATTCTTAGCGATCCTTCGTGGAGACTTAGCTGCGGCTAAGTCTTTAGGCGAGAACGCTGGCAAGTCTGCGCCATTTATGGGATCTATTCCTTCAATTCAGTCAGAGGTTAACAAGAAGGTTGCATGGGATCGGATTAACCAATACAAGAAGGAAAACGCTTTACAGGCTAAATTGCTTGCATCTAAAAAGGCTGAACTAAAAGCCGCTAAAGAAGCAGAAACGTTAAAGAAGGCTGGCACCATCTTTGATCAGCAACAGACTCAGATTATCGCAGCACTTAAAGGCAAGATTACAGATGAGGAAAGAACCCGACTTGAACTGCAACTTGCTATCCTTACTGGCAACACAACAGAAGCTTCTAAACTAGCTGGAGAACTTGCTAAGAGCCAAGGACTATCACAGCAACTTGCTGCCTACCTTGCATCTTTACCAGATGCTAAGAACCCATTTACAGCATGGAAGTCATATTTAGACATGATCGAAGCGCAGGTTCGCCGCATCTCTAACCCAACCGTTGCACCAGTTATGTCTATGGCTTCAGGTTATGGCGTTACTGGTCAGCAATACTCTCTGCCGCAGGGATCGACACAGACTAGCGCAGCAGGCGTGGAATTCACCGTCAATGTAAACGCTGGTTCAATTATTGCCCAAGAAGGTCTGCAAGATGTTCTGCGCGATACTCTGCTCGATGCTTCACTCTCAGCTAAGTTTGCTTCCATATTCCGTCAAGGCGGGTCGTTCGGAGCATGACTTTACCTGCTCAGATAGCCGTCTCATTCGACTTTACTTCTGGCGCTACCTTTGGCTTCCCTTTTACTATTGGCGATGCCAAATATGGCAAGTTAGGCACAGGCACTCTAGCCTCAACTACTACTCCAGAACCTACAGTTGATCTGACTCCAGATGTTCGCTCAATAAGCATTCGCAGAGGTCGCAACATCATGCGCGATACCTTTGAGGCTGGTAGCGCAACAGTTAGAGTTCTAGATCCTAATTCTTACTTTAACCCGCAGAACACTTCTAGCCCTTATTACGGTTTCTTGACTCCGCTACGCAAGTTGCGCATTTCAGCAACAGTAGGCGGAGTTGGTTACTTTTTATTCTCTGGTTATACAACAGACTATAAGTACACCTATCCTCAAAACCAAGAGACAGGTTATGTCGATATCATCTGCGCAGATGCTTTTAGACTCATGCAGCAGGCTGGAATTACTACAGTCGCAAGCGCAACCGCCGGGCAGGACACAGGAACACGCATAGGCAAGATCCTTGATCAAGTCTCATTCCCGACATCTATGCGCACGATAGACACAGGCAACACAACCTGTATCGCAGATCCCGGCACTTCTCGCACAGCTCTTGATGCGCTAAAGAACGCAGAATTCTCAGAGCAGGGCGCGTTCTTTATTAACCATGAAGGCACAGCCGTATTCTTAAACCGTACCAATGTCATCAAGAAGGCTGGCGATACTCCGATCGAGTTTAACCAGACAACAGGTATCCCTTACACGAACCTCACCTTCGCCTTCGATGATAAGTTGATTATTAACAGCGCCGGCATGACCCGCGTAGGTGGCACTCAGCAGGTCTCAGAAGACACAGCCTCTATTGCTAAATACTTTCCGCATCAGCTAAACGAAAATAACCTGGTGGCGCAGACAGATGCAGACACTCTGAACATAGCCAAGATCTATGTAGCGACTCGCAAAGAGACCACTATCCGCATTGATCAGATGACGGTTGATCTGCTCGATCCAGATGTGCCAACTGCGACAATGCTGGACTTGGATTACTTCCAACAATTAAAGATCACGAATGTGCAGCCAGATGGCTCAACGATTGTTAAGACACTACAGGCTCTAGGTCTTGCATGGGATATCACGCCAAACTCATTCAAGGTAACACTAACAACTCTCGAACCTATAGTCGAGGGCTTCATCATCGGCAGCGATGTATCAGGTATAATCGGCACTAGCATAATGGCGTATTAGGAGATATAAATGGCAACAGGTTTTCCAGCAGCTACAGGCGATGTCCTAAGCGCGGCTATGTATAACGGACTCACATCGTTCTCAGTAGGTGCGGCTAATACAGCCGACTACACAGCAGTCTTAGCAGACCAGTATCAGAGCCTAGAGATCATGAACAAGGCAACTGCTATTGCCTTTAAGATCCCTACCGATGCTTCTGTGGCGTTCGAGATCGGCACAGTCCTAACCGTTCTTAATATCGGCGTAGGTACTTGCACTATCTCAGCAGTAACACCCGGCACAACCACAGTCCTTTCAGCAGGCGCAACAGCAGCAAGCCCAACCCTTGCACAATATAAGTCAGCAGCCTGCATCAAGACCGCTGCTAATACTTGGTATGTCGTGGGTGCAATAGCCTAATGATCGCCAATGTAATTACAGGGCTTTTAACCTCACCTACGCCTGCTGGATTAACAGTTGACTATTTAGTAGTCGGCGGCGGCGCAGGCGGCGGTCGAGATGTTGCTACTGGTTTTGGCGCGCCAGCAGGCGGCGCAGGCGGACTTAGATCAACCGTAACTGCAACAGGCGGCGGTGGTACTTTAGAAACTGCACTAAGTTTATTACCTAGCACAAATTACACAGTAACAGTTGGTGCAGGCGGCGCAGGTGCAACATCTAATCGTACTAATTCAAGCGTTGGAAGTGCATCAGTATTTTCAACGATTACTTCATCAGGCGGCGGCTTAGCAGCGGCTTATCCAAGCGCAGGCGGCAACGGTGGTTGCGGCGGTGGTACGACTAACGGTTCTGGTGGTTCTGGTACTGCTAATCAAGGTTACGCAGGCGGCAATTTTATTTCAGGTTCATGTGGTTCTGGCGGCGGCGGTGCAGGATCAGTAGGCGGTAACGG